AGCTCTGGAGTGCCTTGGCATCGTCGAGCATCTGCCGACTCGCCTTGAACAGGTGGGCAATGGTGCGGACGTTCGCGGTGGTCAGCGCGAAGGTGATGTCGGAGTACGGCTTGGCGGTGTTCTCCGCGACGGTCCGCGCGTTGTTGGTGAATCCGGTCTCGCGAATGTACTCGATGGAGTTCGACTCGGTCTGGCCAGGCGCCACCAAATCGCGAATGGTCAGCCGACGCTGAGGGGGAGCAACGACGCCACCCAAACGCTCAGCAGGCACCAGGTCGCCGCCGGTTGCAGTGGTAATTGCCGCACGCGGCACGGACACACGGCGCGAGCCGCGGAAGGACGAGTTCATGTCCTGCATTTCTTCGCTGCCGATCACCAGAGCGCCGACCGACTTCTGCTGCTCGTCCTGGTTGCCGCGATCACGGCTGGCGTTCACCAGCTTTTGCTCGGCTTCCTGCAAGCGCGCAGACACCTCGCCCTGCTTGGTCAACAGCTCGTCGACCTTGGCGCGGGTTTCGGCGTTCATCTCACCAGAGGCCTTGATCTGCTTTTCGGTGGCTTCGGCCTGGGCCTTGATCTGGTCGCCAATGCCCTTGAGGGTGGCGTTGAATTCCTTGACTTGGGCTTCGTAGTCCATGGTCACTTTCCTTTAAGAGAATTGAGGAGATTGGTTGCCGCGCTCAGTGAGGCGGAGAGGTCTGGCGCGGCAGCGCTTGGCGTGCCGGTCGGAACAGCGCGCGGCGTATTCCCGCTGGTAGCGCGAGGCATGCCAGACTTGAAAGTGGCGAAGAGTTCGCGGCGCTCGGAGCGCGGCATGCCGGCCTTGGCCAGGGCTGCGTCCATGGCCTTGAGTGCATTGGCCTGGCCGACCTCCTCGGTCTCGCGCTCGGTGACCTCGGTCGAGGCCAGCAGGCCGGTGGCCAGCCCTAGCTCCACCGCGCGCTTACCACGGATGAACGTCTCATCATCCATCAGCTCGGCCATGTCCTCGACGGACTGTCCGCTGGTCTCGGCATAAAGGTCGGCCATGGCGGCGTCGAACTCTTCCATGTCGTCCGATACGTCGCGCAGGTAGTGGCGATTACCGGAGAGGAAGGTCCAGCAGTTGTGAATCATCAGGAAGGCGCTGCTGGCCACTTGGCGCTCAACACCGGCTAGGTAGATGATCGAAGCCGCGCTGGCGGCCATGCCCAGCACCTTGGTAGTGACCTTCTGGCTGTGCTCGCGCAGGCGGTTGTAGATGGCGATGCCTTCGAACATATCGCCGCCGGGCGAGTTGATATAGACCGTCACCTCGCGGTCCCCGATGGCACGCAGCGCTGCATCGATGCGTTTGACGGTCACGCCCTCCCCGTACCAGTCTTCGCCGATCACGCCGTAGATGGTGATAGTCTCCGATGTGTTTTCCACGGCCGCCTGGATGGCGGGGTTCCATTTGTCGAGCGCACGCGGGCTCATCTCGCTGCGCAGGCCGCGAGACTGGATCTTGTGTTTCATGGGTTACTCCCCGGAGTTGCTTTGGAGCCAGTTCATCAGCGCCGCGCGTGCGGCTTGGCTGTCGTTTTGTTTGCCCAGCTGGTCAAGCGGCACCAGGTTCGATTGCACGGTGAGGATGTCGCCGCCAGGCATGCTTGGCAGGTTCTCTTTGTGCCGGCCCTCGTTTCGGGTCATGTAGCCGTTTTGGCCCATAGTGCTCAGATAGGCGGCACGGCCGGCACTATCGGCGCGCAGGAAGGCTTCCAGCGAAAATTCCGAGTAGTGCTTGATCCGGTCCACTGCCGTCATGCAGCGCTTATTGACGCACTGCTCGATGGGGGCCGTGTACGTCATGATGCAGTAGGTCAGGAACGCGATTTGCTGCTGCTCAAGACCTGTGCCCCAGTTGCTGCCCTTGTCAGTTTTCATCACCATCCAGGGCGGCACCCCGAACCAACGACAAATCTCCTCGATGCTGTGCCCACGCGACTCGAGCAGCTGAGCGTCAGCCGGGTTGATGCCGATCATCTCGGGCTTCACGCCCTGCTCGAGGACCGGGCTCTTACCCGCATTCAGCGCGCCCGAGATCGTCTTGACGTAGTCGCGGAACTCGGCACGCTGCGTAGGGTTGAGCGTCTTGTCCACCGAGAAGGCTACGGTGGGCATCATCCCGTTCTTGAAGGTGGTGTTGGCCGCATCGTCGGCCGACATGGCCGAGCCGAATACGTCCGCGCCGTAGCGAATCGCCGACAAACCCATCCGGCCATCCAGAGTAAAGGCCGGGATGTGCAGCATATCTGCCCGCTCGATCTCCCGGCGTGCCCCCTTGCGTGGCTGGAAGAAGTAGCGCAGTCGTCCATCGTCGTCAGGCTCCGGGGTTACCCGCGAAGGCATCAGGAAGTCGAGAGCAATGACCCGTCCACCGGCCCGGTGAATCTCGCAATAGGCATTGCCCCACAGCAGCATCGAAGCAACAACCGCCTGCCAGAAGTGGAAAGCCGCCATGTCCTCGTTCGGGCTGTTGTGCACCACGTCGTAGAGCGGGAAGTCTCGCGCCGTCTCGCGTCCGCCGTCCGGGAGGCGTCGGTAGATGCTGAGCGGCAAGCCTGCGACCGAGGTGGAAATGATCCGCACGCAGGCCCAGACCGCCGACAGGCGCATGGCTTTGTCGACTGTGACCGCCTTGCCGCTGCTTGACTGGGCGCTAGAGAAGGCGCTCCAGAACCCACCGTCCGACAGACGAATGGTTTTGCCCAGCCAGCTGCTCATGCTCGCCGAGGGCTTGGCCGCAGCGGTACCGAGCGCTTGAGAGAGGGTTTTAATCACTGCTCAGCCCTCGGCGGATGAACGCTGCGATGCTGAACAGGCTGACGGAGCCGGCGAGCAAGGCCCAGCCAGTGCCCGCCAGAATCCAGACTCCTGCGCAAGCCAGGCCGAACCCGCACACCGCGCAAATGATGAAATAGTGAAATGCGTTCATGCGATCAGTGGATCCCGAATGCCGGCCATGAAGTTTTCCATGCCGCCCTGCCCCTCTGGATTGAGGGCCATCAGCGTCACAGCGTTGAAGAGTGCCATCAGCGGGTCGATCTTGGCCGAGCCGCTGGCCTGCTTGGTGATGAGGATCGAGTTGCCACGCGGCTCGACCTTGGCGTTACCGCAGCACCAGGCCATCATCGGCTGGCCGCCGTGTAGCAGCGCGCCCTCGGCCAGCTTGCGCTCGGCAGTCTTAATGGCTCCGCCCAGGCGCCAGCCTTGTGAAATACCGTCGATCTTTTCGCGCGGAATCCCAACAGCCTCCAGCGCATCGAGAATCGCGCCGACGCCGGCCGGGTCGAGCCCGACCTTGTCCAGCAAGCCGGCCTGTTCGACCTGAGACACCAGCTGCGCCACTGCCTTGATGTCATCGCCGATGCGTTCAACCAAGGTCAGATGCCCATCCTTGGCGAAGTCGCGGATGCGCGGCGCTTCGGCTTTTCGCCGTTCCAGTACTGATGGATGGGCCCAGGCATGAGTCCAGGCCAGCCAGCGCCGTGTGCCTTGCTCACGTCCGACTGCCGCCAGGCCAAGCAAGTCATCCAACCCTCCGCCATCAACGCCGATATCGATCACCTCGCAGCGCTCAATCAGGTCTTCCAACGTGCGGCATAGCTCCGAGGTCTGCGCCTCCCAGAAATCAGCACCCGCCCAGCGATCCGAAAGGAGCGCCAGACCGATCTCGACGTTGAGGTGCTTGGCCAGGAAGCCACGGAATGACTCTTCGCCGTCCAGCTGCGCCTGGGCGTACCCGCGCTCGATGAATGGCTCATCGACCGACAGGCCGAGGTTCGGGTTGGTGATGTAGGCGTTTGAGGCGTCCCGGTGCGCGCCAGCATCGAGCATGGCCTTGGGAAATTCGTAAAGCACTGGCAGGAACGACCGGTCCACAATCTCGCCGTCGCGCACTTTGCGGGCGTACATCAACTTCTGTCGAAACACGCCAGCAGGCGGAGCATCGGACTGGGTGGTTGCCCAGATGATGAATCCCTCCGGCCGGGAAGCCAGGCCACCGGTGGCCTCGCGCAGCATGGCCTCGGCGTTGGCGCGCTTGCCGAACACCCAAAGCTCGTCGACGAAGACGCCGATGGCCTTCTTGCCCGAGACCGTCTCGCTGTCCGCCGCAACCACCTTCAGCGTGGCGTTAGTCTGACGATGCGTCACAGTGCGCAGGTGGTCCTGCACCTTGAGCAAGGCTTTGAGCTCATCGTCAGCCGCCACCATATCCCTGATCGGCAGGTAGGAGTTGTCCGCGATCTCCTTGGTCGGTGCGAGGATGATGAACTCACCCGAAGCCCGCCAGTTGAGGATCAGTGCGCTTAGCATGATTCCGGCGGCGATGGTCGACTTGCCATTCTTCTTGCTGATTAGCAGCATGAACTCGCTGATCAGGCGCCGGCCTGAATCTGGATCGTAGGCCCCGAATATTGCGGCCACGAACTGGTTGACCCAGTCACGCACGGTCTCGCACATCAAAGGACTGCCAGTGGCGTCCACCATGCGCAACGCACCGAACACGTCCAAGGCTTCCTCAGCCTCAGTCGGGAACAGCGGCTCGAACGGAATCAGGCTCCGGCGGGCAACGATGCGCTGCTCCCAGTCTGGGCAGGCGGTTGACCACTCCATCATTTCACCGACTGCAGAGGGCCGCGGCGCGTGCCGAACTTGCCGGTGGCCGCTTTATCGGCATTGGCCTGAGCCTGATCCTTTTTACCGCTCTCACCCTTGCGGGGGTGAACGAACGGCATCAGGGCTTTCGCTGCGTCAACACGCAGTTTCGGTTCGCTGCCCAAGTCGTTCATCACCGACAGCAAGAAGTCCTTGGGGTCACGATGCAGGAGTGCCTGGGTCAGGTCGAAACCAGCAGGCTCGGGTTCCGTCTGTTCATCGGCTACAGGGTCCGACTCTGCCGCCTGCTCATTCTTTGCCGAGGTCTTCTCGGAAGGCTTGGCTTTAACATGCGTTTTAACATCGCCTTTAACATCCTGAGGCATCAAACCCAGGGCGCGGAGCTTTAGCAGTTCAGCCGCCACATCCTTGTCCTTGACCAGCCGAGAGCCCGCCGCAGACGCTGTTTTCTCGGAATAGCCAGCCGCCACAGCGGCGTCTCGATTGGACGCACCTTCCCTCAGCGCGGCGATGAATGCGCGCTTGCGGGATGTTAAAGCCATTTAACAAAAATCCTGTGGGGGAAAAAAATCTGTACGTGGGGTCGGAGGCGGTCTAGCTCGATGAGAATCCCTAGCTTTTGACCCCCCTACCCCTTTCGTAGCAGGTCACTGCGTGCCGCGATGCTGCGCCGTCGGGTTTCGACGATCCGCTGACGCCTCAGCCACCCAGGCCAGCGGCCTCCTCGGCCTGCTTAACGGAGTCGTGGCAAAGCTTGCAGAGGCTCTGCCAGTTGGTCTGATCCCAGAAAAGAACCATGTCTCCCCGGTGAGCAACGACGTGGTCGACCACCCTTGCTGCAGTTGTGCGGCCGTTACGCTCGCAGAAGACGCAGAGCGGATTGGCATTGAGGTACTGCTCCCGCGCTTTCTGCCATTTGTAGTCGTAACCACGTTGGGAGCTGGTCATGCCGCTCCGCCAGCTTCCAGGTGTGACCACCTTGACTCGCGAGCTTACGCTTTCCTTGAGACGAGAGCCGAGCGTCTTGAGCCTGGCCATCACTGCTGGCCCTCGCCCTGTACACGGTTGAGCGCTTCATCGGCCTTGTCAGCTGCCCGGGTCGCAGTAGTCGCAGCCTTTGAGGCTTTGGCGGCAGCATTGTCGGTACGGCGGGTCAGCTCATCGAGCAAATGATCTCGCTCCGCCATCGCAGCATCATAAGCATCCCGGATCTGCTTCACCTGGTTCGCCTGGGTACTGGACATGGCCCAGTAGGCAGACTGCCAGCCCAAAACGGCACCGCCAGCAACCAGCAGAGCGGCGATGATCCATACCTCAGCCCGACGCCACCAGCGGCGGGCAATGTACTCCAGTGCGCATCTCTCCATCACGATGTACCTCCAAGCTTGAGGCGCAAACGGGCGATCTCATCGCTCTGCAACGTCACCCGCTCTGTCAGGCTGGCCACTTGGCTGGTCAAGGCCTCGATCTTCCCCTCCATTCGGCCTACCGTGGCCGCGAGGTCGTTTCGCTCCTTGGCGAACTGATCCGCACGGGCCTCAGCTTCTTTCCGGGCCCCGCGCTCGATGTCGAGCAGCTCATTGAGGCGCCGCACAACGCCGATATCGGCGGTGTCCATCGCCCTATCAGTGGCATCCCTGGATAGCCACTTGCGCAGCCATAGGAAGCCGCCCAGTAATACAGTGCCCGTACCGCCCAGCCAGGTGGCTGTGCCTGGGCCGAGGTCGGTCGGGTCCATTGATGCTCCAGAACGAAAAAAGGTCCGCCATCATGGCGAGCCGTTGGAATGGGTGCGGAGGGCCGGTGCTTTCCGGCTTGCTGGTGTGGATCGCTGGGTCACATACCCCAGACTCTCATCGCGTTGCCCATCAGTGACCGCACGGGTTTGACTGGACGCCACTACCGACTAAGCCCAGCTGCCTGGACGTGCCATCCGCATAAAGATAACCCTGGGCGCATCTTTTCTGTTTACAGATTATGCGCCTAGAGGTATAATTCTCACATCAACCACACAAGGAGACGGAGGTGCAAAGCAGGCAGTTGATCAAGGAGCTTGAAGCCGCTGGATGGGTTCTGAAACGAGTAACTGGAAGCCACCACATCTTCAAACACCCCGACAACCCAAACTCAATACCGGTGCCACACCCCAAAAAGGATCTACCGATCGGCACGGTAAAGAGCATCAAGGAACGAGCCGGGTTGAAATAACCCGGCTTCATCCTTTGCACCTCTGTAGGAGAGAACTATGCAATACCCAATCTGCATCGAATGGGGCGACGAGAACACCGCCACCGGCATCCAGATCCCTGACATTCCAGGCGCTGTAACTGCGGGCGACACCTTCGAGGAGGCATATTCCTCCGCTGTTGAGGTCGCGCATATCATGCTGGAAGAGATCGCAAGCAACGGCCAGGCCATCCCAATGCCAACCAGCGCAGCAGCGCACCGGGGTAATCCTGACTTCGCTGATATGGGCTGGGGCATGCTGGAAATCGACATCACCCCGTACCTGGGGAAAACCGAGAAGGTCAACGTTACCCTGCCGGGCTTTGTGATCCAGCAAATTGACCGGTACGTGCGAGATCACAACGTCAAGAGCCGGTCATCTTTCCTGGCTGATGCTGCCATGGAAAAGCTGGGCCGCTGAATCACACCATCGCAACGTTCAAGCCGGGCAGCCGGGCACCCAATTTGCCCAGCCAGGTGGCTGCCCTGAGCAGAGGTCGGTCGGCCACATTGATGCTTCAGAACGAAAAAGGCCCGCCGTCATGGCGAGCCTAAATAGATCGGCCCCAACAGCACTCCCAGCGGGGCGATGGGCGTGGTGGAGCCGAAACGAACAAGGCGCACCAGATCGGTGAGCCTTGTAGTTGGTGCAGATGGCCGGTGCGTACCCGGCTGACTCCCTCTGGTTCTATTTCAGCGGGCCTAGTGGGAGCGAGCGCCGCAATCTGCCATTCAGCCAAGGCATTCATCTGCATAAACAAAAGCCCCGGCAAATGCTGAGGCCTTGAGGGTAACCATTGATTACACGCGTCGTGCTGCTACCCAGGGCTCCGTGAATCCAATTGGAAGATAGAACAGGTCACCATCAGCCTCATCCCGGTTCACCCCTTTACCAGTCTGGGTCTCGAAACGCTGCAGGCCTTTGAGCTCATCGCCTCTAGGACCAACATACTCCTGATAGTGAACAACGGTGTGCAGCCTTCCGTCCTCTGTTCTCACCTGAAAGCGATCAATCTCTACGGACCTTGCCATGCTTTATCCCTCTGATCTGGAAGAAGCATGATGGCACAAAAAAACCCGTCACAATGGGCGGGCTTTTCGTGCCACTCCTCAGCAACGCGCAGGAATGACAGGATGGAGATAATTTCGCTCAGTCGCTCACTGATGTCAACAGGCAATCACGCGGCCTCTTTCATCAGTAACCCTTCAGCCTCCAGAATCGCCTTCACGTCAGCCAAGGCGTCATCCACCAGGCCGTCGAGCTTTTCGTTGATTTCAGCCCTCCAGCGGCGGCGCGTCGACTCCGGCGTGGCGTCGAGATCCCAAGTATTCATGTCGTAAAAGCTGTCCGGCAGGATAATCACACCCTCATGCAGTGCCTCGATGCGTTTCTTTTCAGCCTGGCCGGCTGCCACGGCAGCATTCACCGTGGCGTCACGCCTCCAGGCCGAGGCTTCCAGCGGGATCTCAACCGATACGGAGCGTGGCGGTTTGCGTCGAGCCCCCTTGAGCTTCGGGATTGCCCAGGCCGTGACCGCCTTGTAGATGAACAGCTGCGAGGCCGGGCTGGCAATGCGTGGCCGCACCAAAGCGATGGCCTGGACCTTCTTCGCTTTGTTCGTACTGTACTTCGCCACCAATGCATCCCAGTGCTGCGGCTTGAGCATGTGATGCAATCGCGCAGACACCCAGAAATCAATCTGGGCCCGGTCTACGCATCCCGACGCCCCGGCCAGTGATGCCAAGCATCCACCTTCATCCTCTGCCGCGTTGTAAAGCTTCTGCCAGGCCTGGACCTTCGCTGATCCCTTCTCGCCCGCCGCCAGAGCGGCAACCACTGCACCTGATGCGCTGCTGTAGATCATGTCCTTCCCCCTCAATCCCCGGTGTAGTTGGTGCCGCCGGCGCCGCGCCGGTTGCTTCCCTGATATGTAGCCTCAGGCCCGGATGCCTGAGGTTTTTTCAACTGCTCGATCTGCCGGAGTGCTGCCCGAAGCCTCATGCTGAGCTGGGTCACCAGTTCATCCAAGGCCAGGGCCTCACCAGTTGCAGCCACCACAAAGCCCGAGGCGTTGCAGTGTTCGCATGGCAGCTCGTGAAACACGCCCTTCGTGACCGCTCTCCCACGGCACAAAGGGCACTGAGCCAGCTCGATCACAGCCTTCTTGAAGGCAGGACCGGGGGTCTTCCTCATACGTTGGACGCCTTCACCCAGCGCCGCACTGACAGCCCGCACCCCATCTTCAAGCAGACCCCATTGGCCATCCCTAGATGAGTTGCCCGACGCCCACAGCCGCAGTTGCAGCGCCGACGCGACTTGGAATCAACCTGTTCCTGATAGCAGATCTGCCCAGGCAGCCCGCCGACAGATCCCCAGCCCTCTATCCCACCGCGCATTGCCGCCGAGCGGGCCGCCGGAGACATCGTGTTCAGGTCGGCCAGGGCTGGCCTTGGACGCTTTCCAGTCATTTCGAATCCTCGCTAATTACAAATGCGGTAAGGTCGCTCGGCGCCACGGCTGCTGTGGCCTCTGGCGAGTTCTGCGAAATTTCGGATAAGGCCTTGGTAAGGCGGTGGATGGCTGCGAAACCAACCTGATCAAGCCAGGCGTGCCACTTCTCGAGGGCTGCGCGACGTTGCTGCATGGCCTGGGTGTGGATGTAGGTGCTGGCGATCTTCCCCAGCGTGTGGTTCAGCAGCATCTCGCCGATGTGACCGTCTATGCCGAGGTCGGTCCAGGTGCTGCGGGACACCTTGCGCAGGTCGTGGCTGGTCCATTCACCCTGTCCCAGGCGGGTGAACACGGCGCTGGCCTGGGTCTCGCTCAACGACAGGCCGCGACGGTTCGGGAACAGGTACACGCCCTCGTAGCCTCCGGCCTGCTGGATGTCTCGGTACCGGATCAGCAGCGCCTCGACCTGGGCGGTCAGTGGCAGACGGTGCTCGGTGCGGGTCTTGGTGTTCGCAGCAGGAATGAACCACTCGGCCGCCGCCAGGGAGATCTCGCTCCAGCGCGCCATTCGGGTCTCGCCGATGCGTGTGCCGTGGGCCAGCATCATCAGGGCCAACATGGCATCACCCGGTGCCGCTTCGAAGGCCTGCGCCAGCTGCTGCATCAGCTCCGGCAGTTGCACGTCACGCAGGCGGGCCGCCTTGGGCAGGATCTTGGCCTTGGTGAAGTCGTTGAAGCGCATCCCGGCCATCGGGTTGCGGTCGATCAGGCCCAGCTGCAGGGCCTGGCGGAAAGCGGTCAGCAGCAGCGCGAACATCTGCCGCAGGTAGGACAGCGACACCTCGGCCTGGCACGGCCACATCAGCTGCTTGTCCAGGGCATCGGCGGTTACGTCGGCCACGGCCAAGTCATACAGGCGCGGCTTCAGGTGCTGGGCAATGGCAGAACGGGCGCCGGCCTTGCGTTTCGCTGACAACGAGCGGTCACGCGCCATGCGGTCGCCGTACCAGTCCAGCAACTGACCCACGGTGACCATGCCCGAGACCACCGGCGCCGTGGCTGGGGAGCGCAGCAGGCGTTGACGCAGCGCCGGCAGCTCGGCCAGCACCGCCGATACGCTCAGATCAGGCCAGCGCGCGACCGGTACCCACTTCTTGCCGCGCACCAGGTGCCAGGTGCCGCGCTCGCGGTTGCTCCAGAAGCGCAGGTACAGACCAGGGTGTCGCGGGTCGCGCAGGTCGCGCACCGAGTTGTCGGCGGCCTGCCGGCGCACTTCGGCCTCGCTCAGCTTCACTTCACGGGTCGCGCTCATGCGGCCACCGTCGCAGGCAGCAGCAGGTAGGCGCGGATGGCTTCGTCGGCGTCGATGTTGCCCCGGCACACGATCGCCAAATAGCCCTGATCGCCCAGCGCCTGCAGGTAAGCGTCCTGGCTGGGCGACACCGGCGCATCGAACGGCGGCATGGCCTTGAACTCGATGTACAGGCCGAAGTAGCCGCCGCGCGCCATCGGCAGCACCAGGTCGGGCACGCCGGCCTTAACGCCCTGCCCTTTCAGCTTGGCGGCCACGGCTTTGACCCGGTGTCCGCCATTCGGCACGTGGTAGATCAGCTTGTAGGCTTGCGGGTAGCGCAGCTGCAGCTCCTGCATCAGCGCGGCCTGCTCCTGCCCTTCCCGGTCGACGGGCTTGGCGCGGGCCTGCTTGGCCTTGAACGGGCGAAGGGCGGGTGCATTCATGCGACCAGCACCCCCTCGTGGATCAGCAGCGCCTGGGTGCGCATGACGCCCTCCGCGTGGTACTGGCGGGAGGTATCGCGGTCCACGGCCCGGCTGCGGCCGTCACAAGCGTCATGGCAGGCACTGCAGGACCAGGCGCCCTGCAAGTCGTGTGGTTTCTTACCGACGCCGCAGGTGCCGGCCAGCCGGTAGTGGGCAAGGACCGTGGTCTCGGGGTTGCCGTTGCACACACCTGGAATGCGCACCTGGCACTCGCGGCCGCGCGCGGCCTTGGTCAGCTTGGTTTGCCGCATGGTCAGATCTCCTTCTCGCCGCGGTGTGATTCCCACTCGAAAGGCACGATCACCCCGCCGCCCTCGCGCAGGCGGTCGTAGCACCGCTCGCCCATCGCGTGGCGCAGCTGGTCTCGGTCGAGGTTGGAAATCACCACCGTGGGGCGCATCTGCTCGTAGCGCCCGTTGATGATCGAAAACAGGGTGGTCAGCTCGAATTCGCTCGGCTGCTCCTTGCTGACCCCGACTTCGTCCAGCACCAGCAATGACGGCTCGATCAGGCTGGCGAGGATGTCGGCCTCGGACTGCTCGCTGTGGCGGTCGTAGGTCGCCCGGATGGACTGCAGGACGGCGCCCACCGTCCGGTAGACGGCGGTGGCGGAGGTGTTGCGCATCAACTCGTTGGCCATGCCTGCACCCAGATGGGTCTTGCCGGTACCGACCTGGCCAAGCAGCATCAGGCAACGCCCGGTGCGCTCGATCTCCTCGAATGCGGCCACGTAGCGCGTGCAGTAGGCCAAGGCTTTGCGCTGCCCTTCGTGCTCGACACGGTAGTTGGCCAGGGTGCGGTCGGCGAAGCGCTTCGGGATCAGCGCCGAACCCAGCTTGCGAGTCATCGCCTCGCGCTTCAGGCGGGTTTCCTCGGCCTGCTGCTTAGCCGCTCGTTCGGCAATCGCGACCTTCTCGCACTCAGGGCAACGGCCAACGATTTCGCGGCCCATGAGCATGGTCACCCGCTGCTCGAAGTCGCCGTGATGCTCGCAGTGGGCAGGCTGTACGCGGAAGCCGGCGGCGTTTCGCACCTCGGACATGGTGATCACCGATTCAGATCGCATAGGTACCGTCCTCGCGCTCGGTCAGGCCGCCGGTGTAGTCGCGGTCGCTGAAACCGTGGTGGCGGCTGTTGGGATTGGACTTGGTAGGCAGCTGGGTGCCGATACGCTTGGTCACCCAGTCCACCTCGAACCCGCGCCAGCCGTTCTCCACGGCGACCTCAAGGGCTTGGGCTGGCTGGATGCCGAAAGCCTTGCACTGCTCCAGCTTGGCGTTGAGGCCGGACCAGATACGGGCCGTCACCGGGGCTTTCGCTGCCTTGCGGACAGTCAGGTAGTCAGCGATCAGCGACTCATCCAGGCTGTGGGGGTTGTCGGCCAGCATCGCTGCTTTGCCGAACGGTGCCTTGCGCTCAGACTTGGCCGGAGCATCCGGCGATTCGCTGGGGGGGCATGTAATATCTTCCGTAGGAAGATTTACATAGGGGGTTAGATTCTTGGAATAAAGAAGGGACTCGGCGGTTTTGGTCTGTTTCGACTCTTCGCCGATTCGGACCACTTGAGCCGATTCGGCTTTTTTGGTCTGTTTCGGATCAGTCACATACGCCCAGTCTTTCGGGTCATTCACACCGATGTCGCCACGGGCCCCGCCCTCGCGGAACAGTACGCGTCGACGCAACAGGCTGGAAATGGCCTTCGACACGGTGTCGGGATGAGCGTTTATGGCCTTCGCGATGTCGGTAGCCGGAATGCGCTGGGCGCCAGCACCGAAGTTGATGGTGGCCTTGGCCACGTACAGCACAATCTTCATCTCCCGGGCCGGGAGATCGATAGCCAGCAGGCCATCCATGAGCTGGTTGTCCATCCGGGTGAACCCCCTGGACTTGTCAAGTGGGACGATGTTTGTCATGCTCTAATCTCGTTTGAAGCTGTAGAGAAAGCCGCCCCGCCAGGCGGTTTTTTTTCGTCTGCGATTCCGGTACTGGATGGATTCGCAGGTGTTTCGGTCATCTACTGGCGAAACGCTGGCAGATGCACAATGCTCATCACGAAGCAGCCCTTTCCTCTGGGGGATAGAGATCTGGTCTCAGCTGGTGGCGAGTCACCTGCCCGCCGACAGCTTTTTCAAAAGGGATAACCAGATCCGCCGGCACTTTTTGATTCCGGTGAACGCATTGCCAGATGCGCGGCTGACTCGTGTTGCATCTCCTCGCGAGCTCAGCCTGGCCACCGGCCAAGCGCACGACCTCGTCGATAGGTCTTTCTGTGTTCGGCATGTCTGCGTGCCTCAATGGATCGTGCACCCGATGATAACTCAAGTTATAGATAAGGCAAACACATGTTATTTGAAGCCTTATAACGCGTGTTTTACCCTTGCAGGCATGACTAAAGCCCCCGAAATGCTCAAAGACCGAATTCTTGAACGGCGCACTGCCCTTGGCCTGAGCCAGCAGCAGCTCGCAGATAAAGCCCGCGTGAGCCAAGTGACTATTCAGCACCTGGAGAGCGGACGAAACGCGACCTCGAAGAAACTGCTCGAGATTGCGAGGGCGCTCGGAGTTACAGTCGAATGGTTGGCTTCAGGTAAAGACGCGCCGCCTGCAAAGGGCAATGTGCAGCTCACGGACGTACTGCCCGAGTCATATCGATACCCGGTGATAAGCTGGGTTGCTGCGGGATCCTGGGCCGAGGCGGTAGAGCCTTTCCCGCCTGGGTACTCTGATCGGTACGAAATGTCCGACTACGATTCGAAGGGCACCGCGTTCTGGCTTGAGGTCAAGGGTGATTCCATGACATCACCGGTCGGGACCAGCATCACTGAAGGCATGCTGATTTTGGTAGACACCGAGGCCGAAGCCACTTCTGGAAAGCTGGTAGTCGCCAAGCTGGCAGACAGCAATGAAGCCACGTTCAAGAAGCTGGTGGAGGACGGAGGCCGGCGCTTTTTGAAGCCGCTTAATCCTGCCTACCCAGTAGAGATGTGCGTGGAAGGCTGCCGCATCGTTGGAGTCGTAGTGCGCGCCATGATCAAGCTCTGAGGACCACTCCTACAATCGGCCCAGCCCTCGCGCTGGGCTTTTTTTCGCCCTTACAAACCGGTCGTAGC